TGAGGGGGCTGTGGTCCATGTACGGACCGCACGACCGGGTCAGCCCGTCGTAGGTTGCGATCGTGGCCGAATGCCTCACCAGCGTCGCGGCTTCATCGCCCTCGATATGGATCGAGCCCTGCTGCACGCTGTCTTCCGCCCACAGCTGGATGATGGTCGGCTTCGCGAGACCGCCGCCCGGGAACCCGACGTAGCTGCTCGGCCCGATATAGAACCGGCCGTAGTAGAGGTGGTAGCAGCACCGGATGCCGGTCGGCGCTTCATCGGGATCGGACGTCGGATGCTCCGCCCTGGCGATCACGCCCATGAGCGTCTGGGTTGTGGCGATCGCCTGCCGGCATTGAACGAACATGTCCTCGGCGGCCACGTTCTTCGAGATCATGGCCTGCTCGGTCGTCTCGTTCCCGCGCAGCTGTTGGTCGGCCACGATCAGGTCGAACGAGGATGGCCGCTCCCAGTCGTCATCGAGCTCGGAGCCCTGGGTCTCGACCGTCGCGCCCCGGTCCCCGCGCTCGCCTGCGCCGCCTCCGCCTCCCGCGCTCAACGCATCACCGCCGGCCGTCAGGCTGTACCCTCCGCCGTCTCCGCCCGGATAGCCGCGCATCGCGATCCCTGCCCCGCCCGCTCCGCCGTCGCCATCTCCGCCGCCGCCCGATGCTCGGGATCCTGCAGCGCTTGCCGGCTCACCCGCGCCGCCTCCGCCGCCCTTCGCCAGCACGACATCGCCGACGCTGCTGTCCCCTCCATCACCGCCCGCGCCCCCCGCGCTGCCCGCCGCGCCGCCTGCTCCGACTGTTACGTCCTGATCCTCGGCGACGTAGGCTTCCACCTCTCGGACGTCGCCGCCTCCTCCTCCTCCGCCACAGCCCGACCCGCCGCCTCCTCCTCCGGCGACGGCGAGGATCTCGACCTTGCCCGGCGTGGTCACGCTCAGCGTATCGTCGGCCTCGAAGCGGAAATACTGATAGCCGTTCAGGATCGACTCGTCCCCGCCGGAGAGCTCGGCCCAGTCGATGTCGTCGAGATCGACGCGCCTGACCCTGATGGCCACCATCCCCGTGACGCCTCCGCCTCCGGCCGACCCGCCGTCGCCTGCATTGGCGCCGCCCTGTCCTCCCTGCCCGACCTCGACGGGGATCGTCTGGCCGGCCGGCACGAGGAGGGACGAGATCAACCGCACGCCGCCCGCTCCACCACCGCCCGGGCACGTGACGCTCGGATCGCCTTCGAGGAAGATGCCGTTGCCGCCCCGCGGGCCGCTCCATCTCCAGCCAGCGAGCTCCGCCCCCATCCCGCCCTTCCCGGCGACGTTCGGAGCGCCCTGCAGCACCGTGCCGCCTGTTCCCCTGCCTCCGTACCCTCCACCGCCACCCGACGCTGCCCGGCGCGGGGAGAGCAGGCCCCACGTGCTCTGGCCGCCACCGGCCCCGAAGCCCTGCTCAGGATCTCCGCCCCCGCCTGCCGTCCACATGCTGTTGGTGCTCGGGCTCTGCCCGCCGCCTCCGCCGCCTGACCCGCCGCCTCCGCCATCGGTATCGGTCGATGCGCCATCACCTCCGCCCGACGCTCTCATGTTCGAGGGAGCAGAATCGCTTTCCGGGTCCAGCCCGTACCCGGCCTCGCTGACCCACAGGACGCTGTCCTCCGCCTGGCCTCCGCCCCCCGAATCACCGCCGGCCGCGATGATCACGGCATCGAGGCTTACGAGGCACGTGGTGCGGAGCTCGCCATCGTCCCGGAAGATGACGATCGTGTCTGCTCCATCGACGATGACCTCGGCCTCGCCCGTAGTCTCCAGACAGAACGCGTCGAGGAAGGTGTCGGGCTCCGAGATGCGCTTCAGCGTGTAGGTGCCGGTCTCTGGATCTCGGACCGACAGGATGAGGTGCAGCCGGTTGTTGCCTGACCCGCCGAGGATCGCCCGCCATAGCCGCTCGTTCGAGAGCAGGGTGTAGCCCGCGTCATGCTCGTCCGCCCAGGCCTCCTCGCCCGCTCGATACGAGATCGCGCCGGCCTTCTCGTAGAAGAGCAGCGTCTGACGCAGTCCGCTGTCGGGCGCCCTGGTCACCAGCGCGGGTGCCGTGCCTGTACCCAACTCGGTCAGCGTGTAGGAGCCGCCGTCCCGGTACCGGATCCAGATCGAACCCGCCCGTTCCATGGCCACGATGGGGTAGCCGTCCCCATCGAAGCACAGGGAGATCATGTCGATGTCGGCGCCGCTGAAGCTGAAGAGCTCGACTTCGTCCTTCCAGTCCGACGTCGATGGATCGACCTCGCCCACCAGCACGGATCCGGCATCGTTGTCCTGCCTGACGTACCAGCCCTTGTAGGTCAGGCCATGGGACGTGTCGCCGATGGCGGTCGGCCCGGGAGCGGACGAGGCGAGCGGCACCACGGCGTCGGGTCGCAGGTCGTACGAAGCGCCCTGCACGTCGCCCTCGGCGAAGTCCGCCTGAAACTCGTAGTCAGCCATAGTAGTCGATGTCCCAGGCCGTGCCGTCCACCTTCCGGATCCTGATCGCGAGCTCCATCACGTTCGGGTACTGGGAATCGCGGCTCGGGCTGATCTCCTCACCCGCCGCGGGGCTGTCCAGCCACACCTCGAACGACTCCGATTCGTCGGCGTCCGGATACCACGTGAGCGTCTCGCTCAACTGGCCCCAGGTCAGCATGGCGAGGAGCTCGGGCCACTCGGATGCCCAGAACCTCAGCGTGAGCGAGAGCACCGCATCGCGCCTGACCACGTACGAGGCCGGCACGCCGGCGCCGCTCTTCCTCATGCCCCCTACGGTGGGCGAGAGCATCGTCCACGGTCTGGGGGGCAGCGTCATGCTCCAGTCGGTCCGGATGCTCGCCCCATACACCCAACGGGAGCGCTTCGGGAGGCTCATGGATTGTTCCTCGTGCGATGGATGCGGACGCGGGTGTTGGGGCCCGCCCGCTCTTCATGCAGCTGCGTCGCGCCGGCCACGACACGCTGGACCCTCGGGTTCACGGCATCGAACCCCGGCCCCTCGAAGAAGACGTTGAGCTCCGAGCCGATCGGATTCGAGGCGGCAGAGAGGGGTCCGCCGATGTCTCCCGGCGCGCCTGGAGGCGCCCCAGACGCGCCTCCGGCCGTCGGGGCGCTGAACCCCCCGGTCGCGCCGGCGAGAGCGGCCCAGCCGGCAGCGATGCCGGTCAGTTGGGCAGCCGCGGCGTAGTGTCCGGCCGCCTGAGCGGCCGTCAGAGGGTTCAACGTGGCGATCAGCCCCATGACGGCCTGCTCAGCGGCCAGCAGGGCGGCCTGCTTCGCCTTGCCGGCTGCCAGCTGCCCGATCCCCGCCCCGAACGCTGCGTTGAGGATCTCGGAGGCCGTCTGCGCCACGCCGGCCATCTGCTCTTGGGCCTGCGCGCTCAGGTCGGCCTCGCGCTGCACGGTTCGGAGGCTCTTGGCCAGATCCTGCAGCCTGGCGTCCTGCGGATCGAGGCCGGCGGCCACGAGATCCTGCATCGCGGTCGTGAGGATCGAGACCCTCTGCCCTGCCTGATCGTACGAGCTCCCCAGGAGCTCGGCGAACGTGGCGTTCTGCGCGAGCGCCTGATTCATCTTCGTGGTCGCGTCGGCCACGGGGTCCTCGGTATCGCCGGCGACCTTCTTCAGATCGTCCTGCAGCTTCTGGGCGGCGGCGACGGTGGCCCGGTTGTACGTCTCCTCGGTGATCCGCTTGGCCTGGAGGTGGGCGGCGAGCCGCCGGATCTCCTCGTCATACACCTCCTGCGGCGTCTTCACGGATTCACGGATCCTGGCGGCCTCGTCGGCCAGCGCCTTCGCGGCGGCTTCCGCATCGCCCTGCTTCGTCGGGGGACCCTGCGCCTCCTGACGGACATCGAACTGGGCTTTCACCTTCTCGCTCGGGGCCGTGGTCTTGGCGACGCTTTCGCCCGCCTTGTCGGCCTCCGCCTTCAGGTCGTCGAGCAGTTGAGTGACGTTGCGAAGCTTCGCCTCCGCTTTGCTGGTGTCGAACCCGAACGTGCCTTTGATGGCGATCCAGGCCTTCAACGCGGCCTGCTCGACCTCGTAGAAGGTTCGGATCCCCGTCTCGACACTGTCTTCCCAGCCCTTCACCATGCCATCGATGGCACGGATCAGAAGCCGGACGGTGCCGGCCACCACGCTCACGGCAGGGGCCAGTCTGCCCTTCAGGTCGTTCGCGGCGGTCTTCAGACTGTCGGTGGTCGTGCGGCTGCGCTCCTCGGTGTCGGCCAGCGCTCCGTCCGCATTGCGCAATGCCTCCGTGAGATCGTCGATCGCGAAGACACCGGCCCGGATGTCGATGGCCATCTTCGCACCGGCCCGGCTTCCGAACGCCTCTGCGGCGATGCTACCGGCCGCCAGGTCGCTCGGCGCCGCTTTGATCCGGCGGACGAACTCCTCGAACGCCGCCGTCCCGTCGGTGAAGCCCTCCCGGGCGAGGTTCGTGAACACCCGGTTCATGCCCGCGGCGGCTTCCGTCGTCTTGATGCCTCGCCGCTCGAACTCGCTGAACAGGGCGATCTGTTGGTTCAGACTGAAGCCCAGCTGCGCGAGCGTCGGCCCGGTTTCCAGCAGCCGCTCGGCGAGCTCCGTCACGCTGGCCCCCGTCGCCTGGCCGGCCACGGTCAGCCGGTCCATGAGCGGCACCGCGGCATCGGCACTCAGCCCGTACCGGTTCAGCAGCTGGCCGACGGTGAGGGTGGCGTTCGCCACATTCACGTCGTTCGCCCGGGCGAAGTCGAGTGCAGACTTCGTAATCACCCGGAGCGGCTCATCGGTGACGTGGAGCAGGGTGTTGAGGTTACCCACCGCTGTGGCCACCTCGCCCATGGACTCGGGCACGCTGCGGAACACGGCCGTCGTATCCCGCTTCAGCGTGCGGAGCAGTTGACCGGACGCGCCTGTCAGCCGGATCAGGGTGCGCCTGGACTCCTCGACGTCATTGATGAACTTGCCGATGGCGCGCACGCTGAACGCGGCGATCAGGTACGCGCCGATCCGCTTCGCCGATTCGACGAGGCGGTTCATCCCCTTGTCGATCTTCCCCAGGGAGTCCTTCGCGCCTTGCTCCGTCTGCTTCGCAGCGCGGCGGTCCAGCACCATCTGAACAAGCTGTTGGATCGGCTTCAGCATGGGCCTACGCTCCTCTTTGCACGTCCTTGCGCCACTTCATGTAGTCGTTCCGCGTGAATGATGCGGCGCGCGTAGCGGCTGCGAGATGAAGCTGGTCCCTGGCCTTCGCTCGGTTGAGATGCGCCATGCCGTAGGAGTAATGGCGCCACGACAGCGGGAAGCCATCGGGGCCGACCCACGTCGGCAGGGCCTGGACGAACGTGGCCAGGTCATCGATCAGGTCCGGGGCGCCGGTCGAACGGCCTCGATGCCGAGGGACCTCGTCCGGCGCCCCGATACAAAACGCGCGAGCTCGATCACGTCGGCGTCGGTGGCGTCCTTCAGGGGATTGAAGAACCCGACCCGGAACAGCAGCCTCCGGATCGGGGAGCCCCCGGAGCGCAGTCGCCTCCGGAGCAGGCCGGCGAGCTCGTGGATCGCGTCTCGATAGGGCGGGAGGTTCTCCAGCGTGAGCTCGGGGCCGATGGCGTTGACGCGCAGGTACGCGTCGAGGATGCGAGCGCCTTCATGATAGGGAACGGGCGGCACGCCGTACTGCCTGCCACGGAACAGGATGTAGACGGTCTCGTTCAGGTCGAGGACCGCCTGAAGGTTCCGCGGTGGCGGCTGACTCTGACGGTCCAGACTGGCGAGCGGCCGGGGATCGGCCGCCCGCCAGCGCCGCTTCATCTCCCTCTGCTCGATAGGGAAGATCCGCATCAGCTGCCGCCTTCGATGTCGATGGCGTAGTCCGCCGGATCACCGATGGTGAACAACCGCTGCCCCTCGGGCAGATCCGGATGGATCGTGGCGTGGCAGCTGACGGTCACGATGTTCTTGCCGTCGTCGCCATGGCCGCCGAGGAACGAGGACTCAGGCCGATCGAAGTACGCCCTCCAGATCCAAATCGCCCGACCCAGCAGCGTCTGGTGCGCATCGTCGAGAGCCGCGCCGTTCAGCGTCCAGTCGCCACCACTGAAGCTCAGCGTCTGATACTCGTTCGCGGCGTCGCGGAAGAGCGTCTCGGGGAACACCACGATGGTGCGCTTCTCCGTGTCGCGCACCCGGAGATAGCCGCCGCCGGCCTGGCCCACGGGCGACACGATGGTGAGCAGATCCGGATCCGCCAGGAACAGCGGGATGTCCAGCTGCGGATTGTCGCCCGTCGAGATGGCTTCGTGGATCGCGTCGCCGCTGAGCTCCGGCAACGTGAGCGTCGCGACGCTGCCCTGCGGGTTGAACGAGATGTCCCCCTCGGTATCGCCCAGCTGCGCCAGGCGGAGCGGAGAAGCTGCGTCCCAGACGGTCGGGTCGCCCACGGCCTCGTCGGTCCCGTCGTGTGCATACCAGACCGTGCCGCGGCCGATCTGCCGGAGAACGTCCTGCAGATTGATGAGATTGAAGTCCATCGGTTACCTCCTTCGGGTTTTCAGGCTGATCGGCCTCGCTGGAGCGACTCCCTGATCGGAACGATACGGAAGCGTGTGGCGCGGCCGAAATAGTTGTTCCGATCTGGACCGAGCGCCGCGCCCAACTCGGCTCCGTCGGTGAAGTACGAGTAGCAGTAGACGCCTTCGATGGTCACCGGGCCATCGTGGTCGAACAGCCGCCTCAGCGCCCGCTCTCCCAGGGCGAGCTCCGACACGGTCTCACACCACTGGTCCGCCTGCACGATGCACGGCTCCCAGAGTTCGAGGTTGCCCTGATCGCTGATCACGTGGTACTGCAGCCCGGGGACCACCTGTTCTGTCCAGCCCGACGCGACCTTGATCGCGTCCGCGCCGTGGATCCCCACCAGGGTCTCGTCGGCCTTCGCCGCGCGGGCAAAGGCACGGAACACGTCGTCCCATCTCATGACAGCGCCCTCATGAAGATCACCTCGATCTGTGGCTCGACGCGTGCGGCCGTCGGGGCCATGTAGGGCCTCGGGGCGATGTAGACGCCTCGGCTGTCGGAGCCGCCGTACTCCATCCGCGGCGCATAGGCTCGCGAGATGTCTTGGTCCTGCGCGCTGCCACCCAGCCCGGGGCCGACGAGTGACCCGATCGACAGCCCGCTCCACTTCGGATCCGTGAACCCGACGGATCCACGTAAGTGATCGAACAGCACGGCAGGCGGCTCGCCTGGCGCCGAGGCGATGTGGAGCTCGCCCGTCTTGGAAACCTTGTATGGCAGGCCGGATCTCCGGCCGCTCAGGGTGCGCTTGAGCTCGTTCGCATAGTGCAGGGCCGCGTCGAACACCGCGCGCTCTGCCTTCGGTCTGAGCAGGGCCAGCAGCCTGCGATCGAGCCCCTTGATGCCTTCCCATCGGGTGGTCTTGAACTTGATCACGACGCGTCCTCGATGCTGGGCAGCTTGCCGTTCCACTCATCCCCCTCGACCTCCAGATGGTGGCCGCGGAACGGATCGAAGCTGCGCACCTCGACGACGAACGGGGCCGTGGGCCCCTCGTAGACCTCGATCAGATCGCGGCGCTGGAGCTCGGGGCCGATGTCGAAGTAGAGCGTCCGACCTCCGCTCGGCTGGGTGCCCTGACTTGTCGGGGAGAGTACGGTCGCCATGCCATCGCTCGCGCACGCCAGGTTGTTGTACGCCAGGGCGTAGTCGGGCACCACAGCGCCGAACTCATCCTGGGTCGCCTCGCTTCTGCGCCAGACGGCAGCTTTGTGATCGAGCAGATGGGCGATGCTCATGCGCGCCCTCGCTTCCAGTGGTTCATGACGTCCGTCCAGCTGGCGGCTGCCGTCACGTCACCGAGCGAGTAGCTGTACCTGCCCAGCGACTCGGACACCACGTTGCTCTGGGTCGGCTCGTTCCACTTCCGCTTCACGAGATCGAGCACCAGCTGCTCGACGTCGCCCGGGATCTCCTCGAAGCCCTCCTGATAGACGAACCGATAGTTGCGCACGCCAGGCCACCACGCGCCGGCACAGACGACCTTCCTCCCGTCCACCTCGAAGTCATCCGCATCGACCTCGGTCCATGCGTATCCGATGGCGGTGCGGTAGTAGACGGTGACGTCATCGTCGATCGGCGGCTGGCGGAGGAACAGCGTCGTGCGGCCGTTGCCGTTCAGGATCTCCTCGGCGTCCCGCGGCTCCCCGAAGTACCAGTCGAGCGCGCGCTGCACGGCATCGAGCGCCCTGGCGATCAGCGCCTCCAGCACATCGTCCCTGTCGTCCGTCGTCTTCCGGAGCCAGGCCTTTACCGAATCGAGATCAAGCATAGTCGCTTCGCGTCAGGTTAGGCGCAGCGCCCGGGTCCACGGTTTCTGGCGCCCGGTTTGCGCGTTCGCGGGTCTTCCGGCCCGCCAGGGCGAGACGTCGAGCGCGGTAGTCGGTGCGCCTTGCCCGCTCGTCTCTCTCGATGGCGGCCATCTGCAGCTTGCCGCCGCGGGTGGGGGCAACGGGCGGGTCGCTCATGGCCAGCAACCGCCTGGCATGCTCGATCGTGGCCTTGAACGTGGCGCCTCGCTGCAGTTGCCTTGTGCCGATCTCGAACGACCGAAGCGCGACCAGGCTCACCCGGTTGTCGAGCCGCCGGGGCCGTCCGTCCGTCCTACCCTCTCGCCATCCTTCCAGCAGGTCCCAGAGCTCGTCCGGCTCCCCTTCGAGCTCCGCGATGGCTCGATACAGCCGCCTATTGGTCTGGTACCGATCATGGCTCAGCCGGCGCAGCTGGGGATGGTAGAGGTGGATCAGATCGTGACCGAGCCGGACACGCTGCCCGGGTACCAGCGTATCGAGGATCACCGACAGCGCCTCGTCCTCGGCACCCCAGCCCTTGAACACCGACGGGATCCCCCCGGACGCCTCGTACTTCGAGCGCTCGATCACCAGCATGCCGCCGCCCGGATAGCCCTCGTACGCGGCACGCTGCAGGCCCAGCCCGGTGAAGTCCCTCCGGCCAAATGGACCGGCCATGACCTCGGCGGTCGCAGCCTCGTCGAGCCGGTTGACCTTGCCGTGCGGGATGACCCAGCTGACCTCCGGGTTCGTCTCGACGATGGCCACGCTGTCTCGCAACGCCTTCGCGCTCACGAAGCAGTCTGCGTCGGCGATGACCAACGTCCACCCGCTGGCCTGCTCGATCGCCCTGGCGACGGCGACACCTTTCCGCCAGTGCGCATCGGGGCACGTGCCCACGACGACCTCGAACCAAGGATGCAGCGCAGCATAGCGGCGTCGTATCCAGTCCCAGGCCCGGTCGCGCGGGCCATTGTCCGGCCGCCAGGGCACGATGACGCTGACCCCCTGATGCCCGGAGCGGATGGAGTGCAGCTTCCTGCCGACGATGACGGTGCGGCGGCGGCTGACACGCCGTGTGTTGAAGATCGAGTCACCGTGCTGCCGGTAGTAGAAGACCGGCCTCTTCGTGGCGACGAACCGCGCCGGAGGATCGAGGTGGGAGAAGCCGAGCCACAGGGCCGTATCCCAACCGCCCGGCATGTCCTCTCGATAGGGCCGCTGCTCCCAGAGCGCCTTGCGGAACGGGCTCACGCCGCTGGCCGGCGCCTTGCTCTTCCGGGTCTGCTCGCCCTGGGTGTTGGAGTACACGCGTCGGCGCGCTCTTGGCCCGGCCGCGAGATTGCCGCTCCGCTCATAGCCTGCGGCGATCACGTCGGCCTCGTCCGCATATCGCTCGAACTCCTCGATCATGTGCGGCATGGCCTGGTCGTCGCAATCGAAGTGCTGCACCCACTCGGTGTCGGCGAGCTCGACGGCCGCGTTCCTTCCCCGGCCGATGTTCTGCGTCTCGATCCTCCGGGTCAGCACCCTGAACCCCGCTGCTTCGAGCTTCGCAGCTGCACGCTCGATCAGCCTGGGCGAGTCGTCCGTGCTGCCGGCGTCCACGATCCCCACCATGGACGGCCTGCGGGTCATCGCGATCAGCGACGTCGCCCAGTCGTCCAGATAGCGACCGTAGTTCCGGCAGCACGTGACGATCCCCAGGTCCATCAGCCGTTCTCGTCGC